CTTTCATTCCATTAAGAAACTTCTTAGCTTTCGCAACTTCTTCTTTTAAAGCCAACTTCTTTTTTCTAATATCGCGCTGTTCATCTAAATCTTCGTCAAATGAAAAGTTGTCATCAATTAAAAAATCAATCTCGCTATTATCTAAGTGAGACTTGGTTGACTTGTAATATTCTTTTAATAATGTGTTATTATCTACATCAGAGTAATCAGCGTTTAGCCTCACATACTCTTCAATAGTGCCGCCTGTATCTTCCATAAACTTTACCAGGCTTTCAATGTTTTCTGGTAGTTTTACTTCTGGTTGCGGTGTAATTTTTTCTTCAGTAACCTTTTGTGTTACTTCAGCGACAGATTGTTCTGGTTCGTCGGTTACTTCTTGTAAAGTCTCTTCGACGATCTCTTCTTTTTGCTCAGTGACTGGCTCTTGCGTTTCTTGTGCTTGCACCCGCACTTCTTCTTTAACATCTGTCTTTTCGTTTTTGTTTTGAAACTCTTTTAGTTTTCCTAGGTCTAATTTAATAGTACCATCTTTTGTTACTTCTTTATAAGAAATATCTTCTTGAGGTGTTTCTTCTACAGCTTTAGTTTCTTGAACTGTTTCTTCTACTACCTCTTCTATAGGTTGTGTTTGTTCTGACATGATAAAATATTATATAATTGTTTGTTTATTTTCAACGCGGCTCAAACTGTTCAAGTCCAAATCCACCTAAATTATCTTGTCCTGCGGACTCAAAGCTTTTTGGTGGTGCGTTGTTTTTTCTTTGATCTATAAGCTCACTTTGTTGTGATGCTTGTATTTTAGTTCTTTCATCTTTACGATCTTCTTTGAACTTATCTTTTTCTTTTACAACAGCAAGTTGACCTTCTTGTAATTGTTTATTAATTTCAAACTCGTATTGCATTAGCTCTTTTTTAATCTGAGCTTCTCTTTCCATTTTAGCTATTTCAAGCTGCGACTTCATTTGCTCTAATTGAGCTTTCGACTCTGTAAGAGCTTGTTGCTTTTGCATGTCTGCTTGCGCAGCTGCTTGTGCGGCTTGAGCGTTTGCTTGGCTTTGAGCTTGAATATTTTGTTGTTGCTGTTGTTGGTCTAGCTCTTGTTTCTTTTTTCTACGTATTTTAAGTAGTTGATTAGCTAGCTTAATATTACGTACTTCTCTAATGTCAATGGCATCTTCTAAATATACTTGACCAGACTGTAAAGCTACTTGAATATTATTTTCTAGTTTAGCTTTTTCTTCTTCATCTGGCGCAAGCTCTAAAAATATACCAAAATCATGCAAGTGTAAGTTAGACATTTCTTCTAATGTAGAAACGTTAAACTTTCCTAGCGTTTTAACAAATGATTCTTTAGTAGGTGAATACTCTATAACATCAGACACTCGCATTGCAATACACTCTGCCATTGTTAGGGTTATATACAAGCTTGATTGCAATAGGTGTCTTGTTGCTGTATTAGAGTTTGCTGCAGCTAATTTTTGCAGTCCTACTAAAGCATTTTTATCTGGTACGCCTCCGTCTCTAGCTTCATTTAAACCAGTGACATCACGCATCATTTGTAAATAATAATTGTAAGTGCTTATAAGCGCACTGATCTTATTATTACCTCCATTTGAATTAAGTTCCGTAATAGGTAATCGACCGCGATTCATATCACCGTCTTGTGTCATAGATCTACCAATTACACTACCAGTTTGAAAGTACATGTTAAGTGCTTCCTGCGGATTGTAATTAGTGCCGTTACCTAAATCTATTTCAGCTAAAGCATCTGCATCTAAGTAAACACCGTCAGGTACTACTCTAGATAATACTTGTTGTAGCTTTAAATGCGTAAGCTGAATCATATCAGCAAAGTTAGTCATGCGACTTACTAAACTTTCAATACGACCTTCATACATACGCGGCGCACAGATAGCATAACTCATTTGAGCTTTCGTTGTATCTGCTTTTGGTCTTATCATATTCTTTTTAAGCTCCCACTTTAAAAGCTCTTTACTACCAATTACTTTAGCGCCTTCGTAAATAACCTCAATAGCTCTGTCTACTTTTTCAAAGTCATCAGAAGCTGGAGGATTAAACGTATCGTTTTTCTCTATAGCTTTACTGCCGCCTGTAGCAGTCTTTTTAATTTTGTGAACTTGATTAGCGTATGTTTTATACTCAAAGTATAATACTGTCGCTGTATTGTCTTCGTCAGCTTTAGAGTTATAAGCAGTATTACTATAAGAAGAGTTGTAGCCTTTATAAGACTCTAGCTGCTCATCAGTAAGCTCTGGAAATTGTTTTTTAAGCTCATTTAAATAAACTTCTTTTACTTCACCTACATAATATATGTCTTCAAAGTAAGGTGAGTCTGTGTTAGAATAAACTAAATCAGCCGGATCTACATATTCTACTTTAATACCTTCTGCCTTGTTAAAAGAACTTTTAGCAGCACCAATACCTATAACTGTTAAATCGTTATTAACTCGTCTAGATATAAGCTCGTATTTGTTTTTATCAAAAATACTATTAATAGCTTCTTCTTCTGCTATTTCTACAGACTGTTTATAATCAAGCTGCATGTGTAGCTCTAATTCTTCTGTAGACTCAGGTAGTTTGCTTTGATCTGTTTGATATATATCTATACCTAGTTGACCAGCTACTGCGTCATTAAAAGGCTTAGCTTGCATGTCTTCAGCTATCTTAGTAACATAGTCAGTACGTTCTTGTATTGAAGCTGGATCTTGAGAGTATGCTTTAATGTCGTAAGATCTATCAGCCATACCGTTAACAACAATGTCAACAAACTTTGGTATAATAGGTACTGGTTTCCAGTCTAGGTTTAAATAAGATAAATCACCGTTAATTGATAATTCGTCTTTATATTTTCTAACAGACTGTTCTCCTCTAGCGTATAGTCTTAATGAGTGAAATGATTGTTTTGACGTTGAATATCTACCTGATCCATTTTTACCGTCGTAACCATCTTTAGTATTAAACCACTCATGCTCTATAGCTCTACCAACCTTAGCGCCGTACTCTGCACTCATCTTCTCTAAATCACTAACCGCTTGGCTGGGAAAAGAACTCTTTATAGCTTTATTAATCATTTATTTTAAATTATTTTAGATCTTGATCCTTTATTATCGTACCTTTTTATTCCAAGGTTTATACTTTTAACTTGTCTTTCTTGGATTGGGGTATAAAGGTTTTTATTGCAAGCCATTACAGCAAGCCCTGAACTTATTGACGCATCAAACTTGGTTCGGTTGTTTATATCAAACCTTGCCCAGTCTTCTAATGTTCTATTAAAATACATATCGCCACACCCTTCATTATTAAACCCTACATATTTTTCTATATAAGACTCTATAGCAGCAGCGTGTGACTGCTTCATATCTTGTGAAGAGTTAGGTATACCACCTATTTCTTTTTCTGTTACAGATAATTTACTGTAAACTTTATCAGGCCTGTTCATTGAAAAGCCTCTATAACCTCTTCTTTTAAAATGGTATAATAGTCTTGGTTTGTTATTTTCTGCTAGTATCGGCATGCCATAAAAAACACAGGCCATAAGTACATCTTCAAAAAATATCTCAGCTGTTTGTGGCCGAGCAACGTACTCTAAAAAAAAGCTATTAGCGGGTGCTTCTTCCATTGAATATTTAGTAAGTCCGTGCAACGCTCCGTTAGATCCTATGCCATCGACTGTGCCTGATATATCGTAACTATCACAGCCAAATGCTCCAACGTGTTCGTTTCCAGGAAACTTAATACCATTTTTAAGTCTTATTCTGTTTTGCATTTCTAGCTTTGGCACCCAACTAACTTTAAATCTTCCGTTTTTATTAGGCATAAATTCTACAGTACTATCTTTAATACCGTTTTTCCATTGAAACGAACCTAATGTTACAAGCGACGACTTAGTTATATCGTCGTTGTAATCTATTTGTTCGTATATTTTAGTTAGATTAAAAAGCGATTGTTTTGCTTCGTCTCTAAACGCATGACTTTCTGTTCTAGGAAACTGTCTGTAAAACTCGTTTAAACCGTCTTGATCGTTTTTTAAACCTTCTACTTCGTTTTCCCAATACTCTATTACTCCCTGTTCGACCTTGTCGCCAACTGCATCGAGTACCGTTTTGTTCGGAGTATCGAAGACAGGTGCTCCATACATATCAATATATCCTTCGTAGTTCCATTCCATAGGTATGAACAAAGAATATAATCCTGAGCTAGTCTGTCCATTGCGGTTTCTTTGTGTAATATCTGAGTCATAATAAAGCTTTTTAAAATTGTCTCCACCTTTATCTAATGAGTTGCTTGTTGAACCCATCATACACTTTCCAATAATTCTACTACCTAATCGTAAACAGGTTTTCGTAACCCTCCAGTTGTTGAGGATGTTCGTCGGCTTTTCCCATTTACCGCTCTCGTCGTGGACGAGTAATTTAAGTTTTTCACCGTCGTATGAGTTGTCCCCTGTGTTCTTCCAGTCGATCGTGGTGTCAAGACCGTCGAGCTCTCTAAGCGATTCGTTTGTCTCGAGCTTCTTACGGGTGTACTTTGTCGCGGGTACGCGATACGCGAGCTCTGTCTTTGGTCTGTCCATACCGTCCTGTATCGGCTTGAAAAAGAAGGGGTAATTAACCGATATTGGTACCACCTTGTCCGTAAACATCTTCTTCGCATCTGGTCCACTCTTAGATAGTATTCCATATCTAGAGTCAGAAGATATGGTTGCCAAGTTAACCACCTCGCCTGATGCCATAAATGAGAATCCAGATCGTCTATTCTTAAGGTAGCACAATCCATAACAACGGACATCGGCCTTACAAGCCTCCCAGAATATATAGAATAATCTGTTTGACTCGCGAAAGTCCGGTTGACCGACATCAATTTTACTCCACTGCAGGTACATATAGTGAGTACCAGTAAGGTAAGTAGCAACATCTTTATTGTAAAACCAAAAACCCTTCTCTCTGTAAGTAAATTCATTATCGATGTAGTCATACCATTGTTCTTTAAATTCTTCAGGATATTCTTCCCAATCAAATACAGATTTTATTCTTTGAAGATCTTTAGGATATTTGGTATGTTGCCAAGAGTTAGATTTAAATTTTTTTACATCTACAGGTTTTGGTAAAGCTATTTTTAAATTTTGTATTTCATATACTTCACCTATCTCACCTGTTTTAGATATAACAACCATATCGTATTCTTTGTTATATCCGTACTCCCACTTCTTGTATCTATTTTTATTTTTTAATACCTTAGCTTTTACGTGGTCTTTTAGTATTTTTACTAGAGTTTGTTTGTAACTCATGTCGACCTACCCTCAGCAAAGCCTTTGAAAGTTTTTTCTTTAGTTTCTTTTTTGGGCTTTTCGTTTAACATTTCTTCTTCAAGCTGTATTCTAGTTAGTATTTCAAACGCATCAAATATAGCTAGTTTTTTAGTAGCCGCAGCGTTTTTAAGTCTATCAGCTGTTATGTCATCTCCTGAATCTACAATAGGTTCCTTAGCTACCTTAATAAGTTCGTCCACAGCCTTTTGCCCAGCTTGGATTATATTCAACTTCGTCTCCTTTGTATTCATATTTAATTGTAATATCATTAGTACGCATGCGATATAATCTGTTTTCATCTATAATAAACTCATATTCGCTGGTAGGGCTGAATCCAACTAGATCCCCCTCGTGTATTTTAAACGCTTCTAGCGAGCTATTACCGTATTTTAGTATACCAATACGTTTTTGCTCTTTTTCATTGCTTATAATTTGTTTTTCTTTTTTAAGTATAGGCTTTACAAAACAAAAATTACCAGGTGCTTTCCACTGGTCGTTGTGCTTGTATAGAAATATTTGATCGTAATAACAAAAGTACATATCTTCTTTAAAATATGAGCTACTGTTTTTCTCATTACCTCTCACGTCGTAAAACCTTCTAAACACGTTATGATGAACTATAACTTCGTCTCCAATGCTTAAATCTGTATCACCTATTAAAGGTACTGACATTACAACACCCACTCGGTTAACAAACTTGTGATCGTCCATTGTTGTGTTGACAATTAGTTTTTTATCACCAACTTCTACTTCATTTGTATACCTACCGTTTTTTGGCTGTATAATGAAGCTGTATAAACTCTGCATTAGTACTCTAAATTATATTCAATTGATATAGCCATATTAGAATTAAACTTTTTCCAAGGTATGACTTCATTGTTTTTTTCGATGTATATATTATATGATCCGTCTTTTTCATCGTGCAATATATCAGATATGCAATGACCTCCGTAAACCTGCTGGCCTACGGAGTAATGCATTGCTTCGTTTTTATAATCAGTGCCAATACTTATTTTTCTAATCAGCTTGGCCATCTTCTTCTAAAATTTCTTCGTAAGATCCGTCTTCAAGATTTACTGTAATCTTTCCGTACTTTTCTTCTAACTCTTCATTCAGTTTTTTTGACTCACCGACAACTTCTGCAAAAGCATGAAGTAGCTCGTGTTTTTGAGCCTCAACAGCTCCTATGTCAGACAATAACCTAGCCTTTACGCTTTGTTGAGCTGTTAATTGTTCTAGCTCTTTCTTCTCGATTTTAGTACTCATTTTTATTTGATTTAATTATTATTTAATTTACTATATACTAATCACTTATAATAAAGTTTATTTACCTTTAAACAAGCTTGTGGCTTTCTCAGTTGTGCGCCCACCAAAATAAGCTAGAACAACTGCCATCATTACTTTTTCAAAAGTATCGTTCCATAATGCATTTATTTGAAAAGGTATACTTTCAACACTGTCTAGTATTCCAGCTAAAGAAAATATAGTAATACACCATACTAAAACTAGTGGGCGTACGTTTTTTGAGAGCCAAGAATCAGACATTGAGTCCGCCTGCCAACGAGTTGTTATAGCTTCTATTTCTTTGTTTTGCTGTTCGTATATAAGCTGTTGTAGTTTTATTTTATCTTCTACGCTTACGTCAGCTTTTGTTATTTCAGCAATTGCTTCTTTAGGTGACATAACACCTTGTAAAACATTACCAAGAGCCGGATTAATTACACTAGCAGCTCCCATTAAAAGCTTACCGACAGTGGTATCTTTAAATTTCTTTTTTGGTTTACTCATTACCATTTAACTTTATTAGCCCAGTAAGCTGCACTTAGTTTACCTTTAGCTATGTTTTTTCTATGTCTAGCTTTAAAGCTTTTGCGTCTTGCTTTTTGTTTTGCTGACTCACCTTTTTTAGGCTTACCAGCTGTTGTAACGCCTTGCTGGCCAAATCTAATAATTTTTTCTATACCACCAGAGCAAGCCTTTACTACGTGGGACTTAGTTCTATGTTTAGGTGTTCTTCTAGGCTTATTACAAGCCATTTTACTTTTGTTAAGTTTAGCCATTTTATAAGAATTTATTTTCTTGGTATTTTATACCAAAAAAGCTATGTACACCTTCGTCTTGTATTTCTATAGCTTTTTGTTTCCAACCATCAGGGTGATCTGCTTTAACAATATTTCCGTTTTCATCAACAGTATCTTTTAAATCCCACATAACATC